GTTCCGGACGCCGGAGGAGTGGCGGGAGTGGCAACTCGCCGAAGGGCGCAGGAGTTGCGAGGAAATTGACCGTCAGAACCGTCAGGCGAGGGCAGAAAAAATCTTCGGTCGGGCCGGGATTCAACGGCTGCATCGTGGATGCTCGTTTGCAAATTATCGGATACAGAACGACGGCCAGCGCCATGCGCTCAGTCAGGCTAAATCCATTGCTGGTGAACTGGATACCGGCTGCACGAACTTCGTGTTCAGCGGGAATCCCGGTACCGGAAAAAATCATCTGGCCGCCGCCATTGGCAATCGTCTGATGAATGCCGGACGCAGTGTGATTGTTATCACCGTCGCTGATGTGATGAGTGCGCTTCATGCCAGCTACGATGACGGGAAATCTGGCGAGAAATTCCTGCGGGAATTGTGTGGAGTTGATCTGCTGATCCTCGATGAGGTTGGCGTGCAACGTGAAACCAGGAACGAACAGGTAACGCTGAATCAGATTATCGATCGTCGGACGGCATCCCTGCGCAGCGTGGGAATGCTGACAAACCTTAACCATGACGCACTGTCGAAGCTGGCTGGTCAGCGGGTAATGGACAGAATGACCATGAATGGCGGGCGGTGGGTAAATTTTGACTGGGGGAGCTGGCGCCCGAACGTCAGCTCTCTCAGGGCGGTGAAATAATTTTCCGGAGAGTTTTCATGGGCAGAAATTACACACCAGCGCAGAAAGCTGAAATACAGAAGCGCCTGACGGAACTGGTACGAACCCACGGTCGGATGACGTTTGGAGAACTTAGGAAGATGACGGGGCTAACCATTTTTACAGCCCGTCACTACCTGGAAAAGGCGGAAAGTTGTGGAGAACTGTATCAGGCCGGGAGAAGCGGTATTTTCCCTTCGGAACAGGCTTTCCGGCTCTGGAAGCAGAAACGTGAAGATGCCAGGATTACCCGCTTTCTGAAAACGCCGGAAGGTGTGGTGAGATCCTACGACCGGACCAAAAACGTTATCTGTACGGAGTGCCGGAACAGCGTGACGATGCAACGGGTACTGGCATTTTATCGGGGGAGTTACCGGGAGGTTAAATCAGCATGAAAATCGAGTACCAGGACGGCGGCGAAAAATCCCGGCTGATTATCACCAGCGGTTTTCTTTGGTGGCGAAAACATATCCGGCTGGTGGATGAAATTCTGCTGCGTGTACCGGAACTGCGGGCGGTGAGTGAGGGCTTTTTTATCGTAACAACGACTGTCAGTGGATTTGCAGCCGATGTGTTACGGGCGGAAATGATAGTTGAAGGTTTGGGTTACGAAGTGACGAACACCGAAATGATACATAACAGTTGCGTAGAGGCTGACAAATAGCTGGCGTAAAACAGAGCGTTGAGTACAATTGCTGCGGGTGCTTGAGGCTGTCTGCCTTAAGCGCTTGCTGACAGGTAGATAGATAAAAGCCCCACCCGACTATAAATCGAAGTGAGGCCCCTATATGCTCGTCACATATAGATTGCCTCTTACGGACCGAAAGGTCAAGGAGAAGCAGGCTATGAAGCAGCAAAAGGCGATGTTAATCGCCCTGATCGTCATCTGTATCACCGTTGTAATGGCGGTGCTGGTAACGAGGAAAGACCTCTGCGAGGTACGCATCCGAACCGGCCAGACGGAGGTCGCTGTCTTCACGGCTTACGAATCTGAGGAGTAAGAGACCCGGCGGGGATAAATCCCCGCCACCTCTGATGTGTCAGGTATCCTCAATGCACCCACATTCAACCCGCTCCGGCGGGTTTTTTAATGGTCGGGGAATGCGCGTATCAAAAAATAACCAGTTATCAGATTATAAATAGAGCACAGAGAAAATGTCATTGCAGATGGTCAAAAGATAGCCAAATTTATTGGCAATGATTATTAATAGCCTCCTATATATTGATGGTGATTTTTTCATAACAACCAGCAGGAGGTGTTTAATGCAAATTCCTGATGATTTAATTCCTGGGTTATTGACCCATACCGGGCCAGTGCTTATTTATCTGATAAACGGGGAAGCTCAGCGGGGGTTTTTGTTGCGTGAAAATGAGTTTGTCACTTCATGGCAGGAGCTGCAGGAAGCCGGAAAGCTGGCTGGTTTTCCGTTTTCTAATGTAAGTAGAGTTCAGTTATAATCATTGCTCAGGTCTGAACAACCTGCTGGGTAATTCTGTGCCATCGGAGAGAACGATGGCGCATTTACAACTGGTCAAGCAAACCTCATCAGGGCTTCTGCTCCCGGCGACGCCGGAGAGTGGGGATTTCCTGTATCCGGCGTTTAACCTCTGTGGAGGTTGCGCGTGAGCATAAAATTTTATCTCCGCGATGATCGTATTCGTCGCAATCTTATCGACTACATCAACAGCCAGCCTGTTAATGCTGATTTTCCGCTTGTCGTCAGCTTTTCAGACCCGAAGCGCACCCTTCCTCAAAATTCACTGTTTCACGCCATCTGCGGCGATCTGGCTAATACCCGTGTGCAGTGGGCCGGTTCATCCTGGTCCATACCATCGTGGAAGGCAATTCTGGTGTCCGGTCACTCTATTGCAACAGGTGGACAGGGAAAGGTGATTGCTGGTCTGGAAGGCGAACTGGTGCCAATTCGTGAAAGTACCGCCGCTATGGGAATAAAGCGTATGAACAGTCTGATTGAGTACAGCCAGGCGTTCGCGGTATCTCAGGGGGTTCAGTTGCGCGAGGTTCGCTACAGCGGGGACTATTTCGGGCGGTTGGTATGAGAAAAACATGGTTCCGACACCCGAATTGTACCACCGAAGAGGCGGATGAGCTGGTGAAGCAGTATCGGCGCAGGGGCGTAAAGACGGAGCGTAGCCTGAATTATGACTGTATTCACTGGACGGTAAGCGCCCTGTTACCGGAGTTCGATCATGTGTCAGAACGGAGGCGTAAATGCTCTTATCTGAAGTGAAAATTTACCGCAGTAAAAAATGGCTTGCAGCCGTCGGGCAGATAGAACAATGCGTGTTGTGTGGGCGGTGGGGAACGCAGGTTGCGCACATGAATGAGGGCAAAGGTATGGGACTGAAAACGGATGACTGTGCCACGGCGGCTATTTGTCAGGAATGCCATCATACAATCGATAACGGCAGTCACCTGAGCAGGGAGGAGCGCCGGTGTCTGATGAACAGGGCGATCGTACTGACAGTGATTAAACTTGTACGCATGGGAAAGGTGGTGCCTCTATGAGTATGACGCCGCGTCAACGTCGCATCCATCGGGCTGCAATAGAAAAAGTCGCCGCAGCGCCACGAAAAAGCTGGCTGGGTAAGTTCATGCCGATGACATCGGTCCAGAGTGCCTGGGTGAAATCACTGTTATCACTTTGGGGAGAGTGCTACGGTGGAAAAACGTCAGAAGAGACAATGCTTGAAAGTAGTTGCTTCTGGAGCCGCATAAGAACAGAAGAATGGTCAGACACTCAGGCAAAACGTATCACCGAAACGCTTAAGGGATTACATAAGATTGGATACAGAGGTGAGGCGCTTAAAGAAATGGCTTTCGCTATTCTTTGGCCCCAAAAATCACCGGGAGAAGTGATCGACGGTGCTGTCAGACGCGATGAATCTGACTTTGTTGAAAAATGTATCCTTTCGGCACTGAGAGCTGATGATCCAGTTTATGTTGTCGGTATTGATTTTTATGCCAGACGTAAGCGCGTGTGTGATATAGCCAGATATCTTCAGGAGGTTGCTCCGTGGCTTAACCGCAAGCAGGCAGAAGATCGGGTTAGATGGTGCGTAACACATTTTAACTGCGCTGTTTTTTTTTCCATGAAAGCAGCGATGAAAAACGATGTAAAAAATAAGTCTTGAAAACAGGTAAAAAAAGTTGAAAATACAAGTAAGCTTCGCAAAGTTGTATCGCGAGGCGAATAACAGACATGAACACAAAAAGAACCCGCCGTCGAGCGGGTTTTTTATTAACACCTCCCAAAAAAAGTAATCAAAAATGTTGACATGGTAAGCATAAGTGTTTACTATAATAACATGTTCAACAGAATGGAGGAGTGGTGAAGCAAAGCGAGTTCAGGCGGTGGCTTGAATCTCAGGGGGTCGAAGTTTCAAACGGTACTAACCATCTGAAACTGCGATATAACGGGAATCGAAGCGTAATGCCAAGACATCCTGGCGCCGAGATAAAAGAACCACTAAGAAAGGCGATACTCAAGCAGTTAGGCCTGAAATAACAAACCAGCCCTCCGGGGCTGGTTACCCGAACAGCTTCACCAGGATAAATATGCGATATCCAGTAGTATTAACGCCAGACAGCGGCGGATATGTTGTCTCGTTCCCGGATATACCGGAAGCCCTTACTCAGGGTGATTCGCGGGAGGAGGCGTTGAAAAACGCGCTTGATGCGCTTGTTACGGCCTTCGAATTTTATTTCGAAGATGGGGAGCGCATACCAGAACCGGGTAACGTGACAGATGATTTTGTCGAAGTACCGGCAAGTGTGGTAGCGAAGGTTATGCTTTTGAACGCCTGGATTAGTTCCGGCTTAACTCAGGTTGAGCTGGCGCAACGTATGGGTATCAAAAAACAGGAAGTGACCAGATTGTTTGATCTGAAGCACTCGACGAAAATCGACACGATACAGAAAGCGCTGGCAGCGCTTGGAAGACGGCTTGAAATATTAGCTGCGTAAATTATACCCCTGATTTTCTGTATACCACTGCCACGTAGCGGGGATTGGCTCCCGCACCCATCACAAGGCTGCGCTATTGCGCGGCCTTTTCTTTTTCCACTTACCCGACATCCGGGTAGTCCATTTCCCGGACAGGGGAAGTTATGACAATGGATAAACATACGACATGGCTGGCCTACATCTGGGCATTAATCAGCGGCATATGCGCACAGTGGACGTTAAACGACTATGGCGCGCTGATAGGTATTGTTCTGGGTATTGGTACGTTTCTGGTTAATAAGCATTACAAAAAGAAATCAGAGCAGGCTCAGGCAAGGCAGGCTGCCGCGATGGAAGAGCGTAACAGGCTAATCGCCAGGATTCTGGAAAAAAACGACCATGACAGCACGTTAAAGATGCTGGCGGTATCTGAAATGCCGGAGGGCAGTAATGGCGCTCAGGACAAAAGTTAAATACGGTCTTTCCGCCGCCATGCTGGCGCTGATTGCCGCCGGTGCCAGCGCACCGCAACTACTCGACCAGTTTTTGCAGGAGCGGGAAGGAAATACGCTGGTGGCCGTTCGTGATAACGGAGGCGTCTGGTCAGTATGCCGTGGCGTGACTCGTATCGATGGTAAACCCGTTGTGAAAGGCCAGCGACTGACGCAAAGCCAGTGCGACCATTACAACGCCATCGAGCGGGATAAAGCGCTGGCATGGGTAAATAAAAATGTTCATATACCGCTGACCGAACCGCAGAAAACCGGTATTGCGTCGTTCTGTCCGTATAACATCGGTCCCGGTAAATGTTTTCCGTCCACGTTTTACCGGAAACTGAACGAAGGAGATCGCAAAGGAGCATGTGCAGAAATTCGCCGTTGGGTATATGACGGCGGCAAAGATTGCCACAACCGGAAAAATCAGTGTTACGGCCAGGTGATACGCCGCGACCAGGAAGCAGCACTGACGTGTTGGGGGATAGACCAGTGAAATACTTACCCACAACGGTATGTTTTGTCGCGGCGGCTTGTCTTGCCGCTCATGGTATTGACGGCTGGGGATGGTTTCTCTTTATCGGCGTTATTCTGGTATGAACCGTATAACCTTTACTGCCATCATCCTTCTGCTGATGGTTGCCATAGCGCTGGCGTGGACGACTGACCACTACCACGGTAACGCGGTGCGCTATAAAGACCAGCGCGACACCGCCACTCACAATCTGAAACTGGCGAACGCGACAATTACCGACATGACGAAGCGCCAGCGTGACGTTGCCGCCCTCGATGCAAGATATACAAAGGAATTAGCTGATGCGAAAGCTGAAAATGATGCTTTGCGCGATGACGTTGCCGCTGGTGGCCGGGTGCGCGTCGAAGGGCGATGTTCAGTGCCCACCCGGACCGAAACCGCCAGCACCAGCCGCGTGGGCAAT